TAAATTAAAAAATTATTTTGTAAAATAAATTAATTTAAAAATAATATATTTCTTATAATTAAAAAGAGATTATAAGAAATAAATATATTAAAAATGCAAAATATAAATTATTATGATTTTGATATACAAACTTTATATTATTGTATATTACAAAAAGTAAATAATTCTGGTTATATTAATAATACAGATTTATATGTAGAATATACAAACAAATTAATGATTGAAAATGATAGATTTTTATTTGATGAATTAACAACAATATTGAAAATAGTATCAAATAGAGTAAATAGAATTAATGAAAGAAAAATTAAAGATTTAAATGATCTTAATAAAATATATTGGAAAAAATATTTTAAAGATTTTGTATTAAATTATCCAAGTGAATATCAAGATAGATTTTATGAAGATAGATTTTATGGTAGAATTTAATTAAATTATTATATTTAATTAAATTAATTTTTTTTTAAATTTTTGCATTTTTGTAATACTTTTTTGAAGTATACATATTTAACGTTTTACACGAGGGCGGCGACCACCACTTTCAGCACCAGCACTCATAGCACCAGCTGACATAGCAGAACCATCTACTAAACCTAAACGTTTATTGAGGGCAGCAGCAGCGGCAGGGAGTAAATCCTTTGCCTTATCTTTAATAAATGATTTAATAGCAGGAGAACTTGATTTAATAGCAGAAGACAACCACGAACCAATACCCCCACCAACAACACGATAGTGTTCTGTTTTAACCATACTTTCTTCTTGTGCAACACGTAAAACTTCATCTTTTGAAAGCACACCGACATACTGAGATGAAGATCCAGAAGTAGATTGAAATATACCAGATTGAAAGAAGATTACAACCAGTTCTACTTGTTCTGCAGCACGTCCAGTAATACCATCACAAGAAATAGTTGCTTGAAACGTCCATTGACCGAGTGATCCAGATGAATAATATTGTTCCATAATGGGTATATGTTGGTTAAAATCCAAACATACAATACCACCAGCAAGAAGGGTAGGAGTAGCACCTAAAGCAGCAAGACCAGAACCACCAGCCTTTCCGTTAAAACTCATCCAGTCCATCTTCAAACCAGCACGTTTAGACATATAGTACAATTCTTGCTGTGTTGCTGTAGCTAACAAACCAGATTGAGTATTCCAAGTAATATTAACGTTGGTAATAGGGTATCTAAAGTCATTAATAGAAGCAGCACCAACAACATCAGTAATAGCAGGACGAACAAGTAGATATACTTTGTCAGGTATACAATTGGGACTGACAATAGATGAGGTAAAATTGAAGGGTGCAGAAGCAGCAGCAGAAGTAGTAGATGTTTTATAAGCATTCAATTGGTAATAAGGTAAGGCACAAGTTAGTGGGATTAGTTGAGAAGGTTTAGGGCTGATAAAGGTCATAAGAATTTCAAAACTATCAAAAGCATTAGCAGCAGAACCATCCGCTTTTAAACCACCAAGAACAACACCAGTTAAAGTATCACCAGCACCAAGTGCTTTCCAAGTGATCGCACGACCAACATTTCCAATATTGAAGTTAAAATTTATTGAAGAAATACCAGATAAACCACTATTATGTTCGTCTAAAACATCACCAAAAAGAAATGGCGAAACGAAAATAGGCTCAGTTGTAGTGATATTAAGGGTGACAGATTTTGCTTGATTATCAGCATTTGCTACTGAATTTCCAACAATAGAGTTGATTACCCAAGAACCACGAGGTTTAACAGCATAATCAGGGGCGGTTAAAATAGATTGAAAAGCTGATAGAGTACCAGCAGTAGCAGGGGATTGGTAGTAATCTAATTGAGTTGTTGTATAATCTCCATATTTTGCTAATTCTTCTGGTTTCATCTGTCTTAACATAGTAGTTAATGTATCTTGGTAGTTGCTGTTAAGAGTTGTGTTATTCACTTGACAGGATAAGTTATTCACCATTTGACTAAACATAAAGGGCGAAAGAGCAACATTAGTAGGGTAATTCAAAAGAGAACCACCATTTGTAGCTACAACACCTGAAATTTGAAGGTTAAAAGTAGTTCGCAAAAGAACGTGTCTATCTATAATAGTTTGAAGGGAAGGAATTAGACAATTCACACTGACAGATGATGCAGTTTTGGTTTGAGAACTAAAACGCTGTTGGTTAATAGACTGACCCCCAACCTCTACTCCATATTGGATGCCGTCATTGATTGCTAAACGATCATCAAGAATTTGATAAGTATTTACTGCTTGGGACATTTTATTATATATTATATAAGAGATAAAATATTTTTAATTATAAATTATATTAAATATATATAACATATAATTTTTGGATTAATTAATAATTTAAAAGATAAAAAAAATGAAAATGAGATTTTAATAATTTCTATATATATTTTTCCTAAAACTAATATTTAACCATTATTTGAATAAAATGACTTTTTCCTAAATAAAAGCTTTAATGTTGCACCCCCTCCTGTAAATAAATACATATTATGTATACTACCTGTAATTTTGTCTTTCCATCCTGCGTTAATATTAATGTCTGCTAAAGGTGTATTACTATTCAAATCAAAAAACCTATATTCACCTGCTGTTGCATAATATACTATTTGTCTTGGTTCTGTTCCTGTGTTGAGATTTATATCAAAATCTGTAATAACACTTGCTAAATTAATGTTGTTATTAACTGCTCCTAAATTAGTGGCATTTCCTACTGCATTAGTTGGATTGCTATTAGTTGGTTCTACAGGTATACCTTGACTTGTAAAAACAATACTTGAAACAGGAGACCAAAATGGTAAGGTTGGGTATTCAGTTAAACAATAATTCCACACTACACCATTTATGGTAGTTGTTTGTCCGTCATCTATAAGTATTTGATAATTTTTAGCTCTTATAGGGGTTGCTGTTGAATTTACCCATCCATTTTGAATTGCTGATAAACCATTAAATAAAGTATATAATGCTGAGTTGAAAAATAATGTTAATCTGGGACTTGCTGTTGTTATATAACTTGGTGTTGCTAATAATGTAAAATTTCCATCATAGTTATATTGCAAAAAAGGTGCTCTATCTGGAAAACCTCCTGTTCCTCCTTGTGCCAACTTTAATGCAGCCCACGCTTCAACAAAAGCATCATTAACCAGATCCATAAAATATTGAACTGAATTAATGTAGAAATAAGGTGTATCATATAATATTGAAATATCAGTTATAGTAGAAAATGGTGGTGGTGATATACTTGTTTGAGTGCGAAATTTAACTCTACTTTCTCCATAGTATCCACTTGGTGCTTGGATAGTAATGACATAAACACTATCAAAATAATCTCCTTTTGTATCGCTTTGAACTGATGATCCTAATACTAATTGTGGTACAATTAAGGGTAAACGACAATCAAGAGACCAACGAATAACAGACACATAATAGTCTTGTGGATTTGCTAAGTAATCTGCATCTCTTCTTGTGTTGAAAATAATAGGTGTTGGACTTGTATCATCTGCGTTAATCTTATTATTTACAAGATTAATGTCTAAATATGTATGAGTTGGATTATCCATTCTTTTATATATATTATAATAGATATTTTTAAAATATAAATATTCTATATATAAATAATATATTTTTCCTAAATTAAAAATTATATGCAAAAATGTAAGAATTTTATATTTACTGATAATTTACCAGTAAATATATTATAAAAATTTACTTGTAAATCATTTTATATTGCTTTACTGAGTATTTACGAGTAAAAATGAATTCATTTTTACTCGTAAATGTATAGTAAATTATCAAAATCTTCGTTTTTTAGATTTACTTGTAAATATATATATGATAATTTACTCGTAAAACATCAGTAAATCATCAAATGCTTATTAAACACGCTGGTTTATGAGTAGTTCTTTTAAACTCTTGTAAATTTTTAGTTGGAAACAAATAAAAATGTGATCTATACCCATCTCCTCCTTGTAATGATCTTAAATATTGTTTATTCTTTATTAAATCCCTTAATTTTTCTATTGGTATGATATACATATCATAATGTGTTGGATGAATTACAAAATGTACCCAATAATCAGCTTTTGTTGCATCTATTCCACTTTTTTTATTGTTATTTATATATTCTATGCATATATTACCTGTCTTTGATGCTAAATGTTCGCTCTTTACTTCATATGATGTTATTATATCATCTTTGGTTGTTTCTATATCCCAATCATAGAATACTCCCATATCTTGACTTGTCCTAAATGTATCATATTCAATATGCTTCAATAATTCATCTTCATATTTTTGTCCTTGTTTTAAACAATTTGAAAATTTACTCATTTTAGTTATATAAATATATATTAGATTTTAATTTATTTAAATATAAATAAACGTAAATATATTAAAATAATGTTTTACTGAATATCAGTTTTTATATATTTTATTAAAGATATATAAAAAATCTCGTCTTCACTTTCTATTGAAATGCTTGTAAATATGAAACTGACACCATACTTCCAAATTCTAATGTTAATTCTATTGTTGAATTATTACCTGCGTCATTCCATATTAATCCTGATAATTTTCTATTTACATATGCTGATGGTGATGTATCAGTTATATTAAAGTATGCAAAAAATGTATGTGTTCCTTTATGTCCGTTCATTCCTTGTGGTATGAAAAAATATGATCTAAAATTATTATCATTAAAATCATCATTATTCCATCCATAAACTAAATCTACAAATGTTGTAGATGCTGAATTTGTTTGTATTGTATAATTTAAAGTTATTTCAAATTTATATCTTCCACCAGTTAAATTTTGACTTTCTTGTGGATAATTAATTCCTACATAATTTACACCTCCTACTTGTCTAAAAATACTTACTGCAGAATTTTCACCACCTCCAAATACATACCAATCTTGAAGACTT